CAATGGTCTGATCGTCGGGATAGGGCGACCGCGCCAGCACGAGGGCGGCGGTGGCCAGCACCTCGTCCGAAACGAGGTCCGGGCGGCGGAAGGCGGCGCGGGCATTGGCCAGCGGCGTCGCGATGGAGACCATATGGGCGGTCATCTGGTGGCTCCCTTCCGCAATTGAACACACTCGCGGCACTCACAACCGTCGATTGGCGCGCCATCATTGTGCGCCTTGTGCCATGCCTCGCTCCCCGCGAATCTAGCGCCCCTAGAATGCGGGCAATCCCAGTCACATTCCTCGGTGCCTGCCTTGCAGCATTGGCCGGTCAGGACGTTCAAGCCACAGTCATCGCAACCACAGTCCTCGACATGAAGACCGCAGGAGTCGCAAATCTCGCCGCCGGAATCGTCGTCGTAATAGTCCATCGTCGCTTCGACGCCAATTCGCTCCTTGATGATGTCGGAAACGGCGTCCTTCATCATCGACATGAACAGCTCCTTGCGTTGCCAGTCAGCGGCGACGAAAGCCATGTGAATGCTGCCCAAATGCAGCGCATCCTTCATAGTGTTGGGCATGGCGTAATAGGCATTCCACCAGTCGCCCTCGACGCGCATTGCGAGGCGTCCCATTTCTTGCTCGCTCATTCTCAGCACTCCCCTTGCTGGCACGGCCATGCGATGCGGCGGACGGAATCAGTGATCTCGACGGCGATCCACGCGGCGAACAGGATCACCACAGCGTAGCCGATCCACCCGGCGATGCGGTCGAGGTTGGCCCAGCGGCGGGCGCGGGCGCTGCGGCGGTTAAATGTGGTCCAGAGATCGGGGGTCATTTCATTCTCCTCCCGTCGGCAAAGCCGGGCACAACTCAATCGTCTGGAAAATCCAGTCCTTGTATTTCCGCCAGAATTGCAGCGCCCTCTTGCCGTCCATTCGGATGATCCGCTCGTCATCGAACTCCCGCCACTCGTCCAGCGTGTGGCTCTCGCAGCCGATCTGCATGACCTCGGCGGTGTAACAGATCGGGTAGGTCTCTATCTGGAGGCATTTGATCCAGTCGTTAAGGCCATGAGCCCCGTTGAGATTGGCACCGCCGAGATTGGCATCTCTTAGATTGGCATCTCTTAGATCGGCACCCGCGAGATTGGCACCCCAGAGATCGGCACCCCTGAGATCAGCACCCACGAGACTGGCATCTCTTAGACTGGCATCTCTTAGATTGGCATCTCTTAGATCGGCACCCGCGAGATTGGCACCCCAGAGATCGGCATCCCAGAGATTGGCACCATTTTGATGCCCCCAGACGACCGCAAGTCCCAGCCTCACACTTTCCGGTGCGCTATCGGGGCAGGCAATTTCGGCAGTGAACAGAGGGCGTTTGGGCCAACGGGACTTGACGGCGAATTTCGTGAGGACGGTCATCTCAAAACCCCTCCCTGATTGCGCGCAGATCGCTGCCTGCCTGCCGCATCGCCATGTCGAAAGCATCGGCAAGGGTGCGGGCGTCGGCGGGGCCGATCATCTCCGCCACCGGCATCGCCGCCGCGCCCTTGGACAGACACCACTGGCAGAGGAACGCGAAGGACGGCGACGACGAAGTGCGGCGAACGATGCGGTCTAGGGTTTCATGGGTAGGGAGAAGGTTCATTCTGTGTCCTTTCTGAAAGTGCCCCGCCGGCGGGAAACGTTAACCGGCGGGGCCAGGTGGCGGCGTCGAGCAGGTGACGCCGCTGGCAATCACAGATACCGGCGCAGATCGGCTTGGAGTTCGTCCCGGTCGATCTCTGCCTGTTCGGCCTCTTTGCAGTCGCGCTCAAATGCGGCGATGGCTTCATCCGTTACATCAACCGGCGGCATGTCTGCCTGGATGTCCCAGACCCGCACCATGACCGTCTTGTAGCCGATGCGAAAATACCGATCGGCCTCCGCTTTGGCGATTTCACCGGCATCGGCGAGCGTCTCCGCGACCGTCATCCCGGTGCGCATTTCGACCAGGTAGCAGAGGCGGGTTGCGGGCGGGTCGATGCCAAGGCGGGTCATGCCGCACCCCCATCGCGCTCTTCCACCTCACGCCGCGCTTCCTCCATCGCCGCGGCGATTTCCGCCTCGGTCGGGGTGGGGTCGATCGGCGGCAGGCCAAACGGATCGTCTGAGACGGCAGCATCAGCATCCGCCGCCAACGCCTTCAGCTCATCCAGTATCGGCTTCGTCGCATCCCGCTTGCCGGGATTGGCGCGGAACCATTCGCGGAAACTCTCGGTGCCATTGCGCGCAGCTGCGCGGGCTGCGGCCAAAATCGGGTTGGACTGAGCGATCATCGGCTTCACAGTATAAGGCTTCCTTGCGCCCTTTGTGGCAGTCAGCGCCATTACGACCGGCTTGCCGCCCTCCATGTCGCTCATGGCGCGGATGCGGATGCCACCGACCGCCATCCCGCCCCACTTCACGTCCGGGTCGCGATACAGCGTCATCGACTTTCCGACATAGGCCTTCGCGTCCGGCCCCCACACGGCCACGAGAACGCGGGACATGCTTTTGCAGGGCCGGTAAACCTTGTCGCTTTCCGCGAATGAAATGGACACCGGCTGGTCCTGCCCGCTGTCGATCTGGACGCCGGTCACGGTGATATCCATTTCGCGCCCGATCAGGTCGTCGGCGTTGATCTGATCGCTCTTTGGCTGGATCGCTTGAATCATATCGTTCATGTGAACATCTCCTGTTCGATCTTCCGCTCTGTCGGGATCAGCCGCGCGTCGGAATTGACCGCCGCGCCGTATTGCGCCAGCTTTTCGGCGATTGTCGCCTCGAACGCTTCTGCGGCCTCGATAATGGCGCCCTGGATTTCCGCATCGGGAAATACCCGGATCACAGCCATCGGCATACCGCCGCAATAACTGATCAGGTCGCACCACGCGCGCTCGGCAACAAGAAGCCCGGTCTGGCATTGCAGCATGTATTCGCTCGGGATCGTTCCTGACGTGACGTTCTCGACGATGGTCTGCGCCTGAAATTTCTGGCGGCGCGACTTGCACTCGATCAGGCCGTCATCCCCGACCAGCCCGTCCGGCGAATAGCCAAGGGTAAATCCCCAGCGGTCATTGGTGATGAAACCCATCTCCTGAACCGGCGCGATGTGCTGGCTGTAGAGTATGCGCGCTTCGACCTCGTCAACCTGACCGCGCAGCATGTCGTCGCCGATGTAGGTCGGCTCGACGTAGCGCGTGATCCTCTGCGCCAGCAGCTCGTAGACATGCGCCCGCGTCTTGTCGTTATTCGCGACCTTCAGTGTCGGCGTCAGGATGTGCTTCATCTCGCTGGCCGTCAGCAGGCCCCGACGCGCGGCCAGCCATTCGTCGCTGCCCTGGATCAGGTCCGGGAAATAGCGCATGGTCGCGCTTGTCGGCTTCAGCGGCTCGAACTCAGCAAAGATGTCGTCCATCACGTCTGACTTGATGCGGGGGTAGGTCATCGGGTTTCTCCTGTTCTCACTGCCACCCTGCCAGAAAAATTTTCCCATATCAACAGGAAAAATCATCTTGACCTGACTTTTTTTCGCGGGCATGGTAGCGCCATGAAACACGAAGTCATCAGGATCACGGACGCGCTGGGGACGCAGCGGCTTTGCGAAGCCCTCGGCGTCAAGCCGGCGTCCATCGAAAAGGCCCGCGTGATGGGGGTGTTTCCCGCCAGCTGGTATGCCCCGCTGCGCTATCTCTGCGACGTCAACGGCATCGACTGCCCGATGGAACCTTTCGCGTGGAAGGCGCCAAAATGAGAAGCAGTGGTCGCGCGCCGGCTCGGAAAGTTTTCCGCATAAAATTAGGGGGTCGGGAATGAACGTCCCCGCAGTTATTGCTCACGACAACATTCCGGCCATCATCGACAGGGCAACTCGGATGCTATCCGATGCGCGCACCAGCGGAGAAGTCCTTGAGGCGCGCGATATGGCATCGGTTGCCTACGACGCAGCAAAGATCGCCGGTCGTATGGCGCGCGCAAAAAAGGCCCATGATGACGTTCTGTCGGCTGTCTATAGGACACAGGCCGATGCGCTGCTGATCGAGGCGCGCGCAAAGTCCCGACTGGCCGATGAATACGATGCGGCGCAGGCGCGGGGCGAGGTCGCGACACGCCAGCACAACCCCGGCTCGGTGGGGCATGTTGGCGCCGACGACATGCCCCCGGCCACCGCCGCCGACCTCGGACTGCGCCGCGACGAGATCCACGAGGCCCGCCAGATCCGCGACGCCGAAGCCGCTGACCCCGGCATTGTCGAGCGCACGCTTTCCGAACGGGCGGCCGCTGGATTGGAGCCGACGAAAGCCGCAGTCAGACAGGCGGTCGAATCCGTTAACAAGCCATTCGTCGCAAACAACTCGGGGAACAATGAATGGTATACCCCGGCGCCGATCATCGACGTGGCGCGGGCTGTCCTCGGTGGCTTCGACATCGACCCGGCATCGTCGGAAGTCGCTAACCGGATCGTCCGCGCCGCCCGGATATTCACAGCCGAGGATGATGGACTGGCGCAGGAATGGCCTGTCGGCTCGATCTGGATCAATCCGCCCTATGCACAGCCGCTGATGGGGCAGTTTGCCGATAGGTTCGCGGCTGAAGTCCGGCGCGGGTCGACTGGTATCATGCTGGTGAACAACGCCACCGAGACCGCGTGGTTTCAAACCGTAGCGGCGGAGTGCAGCGCGATCTGCTTCCCAAAGTCGCGGATCAAGTTTCTGGACCCGGAAGGGAACCCGTCGGGCGCGCCATTGCAGGGGCAGGCGATCATCTATTGCGGCCCGGATGCCGATACTTTCGAGGGCGCCTTTGCTGGCTTCGGCCTGGTGGTGCGGCATGGGTAAATTCGAGGCCGCGCTGGCGTTCGGGCAAGAGGGTGAGCAAACCGTCTCGCAATGGCTGCAAGCGCGCGGGCACATGGTGTTCCCGGCCTACGAGAAAGAAGGCGGCGACTTCAAAGGGCCGCAATTGTTCTCCGCATCCGGCGATCTGGTTCTGCCGGACTTGCTGGCATTCCGTTCCGGCGCGGCGATCTGGTTCGAGGTCAAGCGCAAGACCTGCTTCACATGGCACCGGATCACGCATCGCTGGGTGACGGGAATCGACCTGCACCATTACGGGCAATACCTTGAAGTCTCGGCGCGGACCGAATTGCCGGTCTGGCTGATGTTCCTTCATCCGCAAGACGAGCCCGATCCGCGCGACATTCAGCACGGATGCCCGGCGTCCTGCCCCGCCGGGCTCTTCGGAAATGACATCGACGTCCTGAGCCATTGCGAGAACCACCGCCACGCCAACCACGGCCGGCACGGCATGGTCTACTGGGCGAGCGACAACCTCCACCTCCTGGCGAGGAACGCCGCATGAGCACCCACACCCCAAACAGCGGTCGCGCACCGCTGTCAGCGCCGCCCGCAACCCGCGTCCTCCCTCGCGGCACGCCGGGCGGCGCGAACTATTCCCCGGCATCCTCTCGGCTCGACAAGATCGCGCGCGAGACAGACGCGGGGCAACTGCGCCAGATGCGCGGCCACTGGCAATCCGGCGATCCGATCTATGGGCCGCCGCTGTCGTCGCTCGAGGCCGAGGCAATCGCGCTGCGGCTGGCGGAGTTAATGAAAGAAAATCGCAACCCCAAAGAGGAGGAATACAATGTCGGACGGAAATAGCCATTTCATGATGGCGGTGGGGCGGATCGACGGCGGCAGGCCGGTCGAAGTAGCGGACGCGCAATTGCGCGATGTGGTCGCGGCGATCCATCGCACCGGCAAGCCCGGCAGCGTCACGATGACGCTGGAGATGAAGCCGAACGGCGAGCTGGGGATCGCCGCCAGCGTCAAGATCACCGCGAAGGCGCCGCAGCTGAGCTTCGGCCAGTCGTTCTTCTATGTCGACCGCGAGGGCGATCTGACCCGGCAAGCGCCTGACATGATCCAGCAGGGGATGTTCAAGAGGGAGAAGGAAAATGGCTGACCTGACCGAATTCGAGGCGGAACTGGCGCGCACGATGGCCGCCACTCCGCTGGCGGTGTCCGAGAACGGTGGCGCGATCCTGCCGCTGCCGCCGGGCTATACGATCACCGATCTTGAGGCTTTTCAGGGTCGGCCCAACAGGATGCGCGCGGATCATGTGTTCCGCGATACCAGATCGCTGGCCCTCTATCTGGAACGCTACGCCGAGGCCAGCAGCCTGGCGCTGTCGGACCCGGAGAAACGGCTGATCCGGGTCGTGGTAGATTATCACGAGCACAAACCCCGCGCGGCACAGCACGGCGAGCACATTGCGAGTTTCTCGGCGCGGTTCACCGCCGAATATGCGGCGTGGCGCGCGATCAGCGGCAAGCTGAAGTCGCAGGTCGACGCGGGCATGTTTCTTGAGGATCGCGCGACCGATGTGATCGAGCCGGACGCCGCCGCGATCATGGATATGGTGATGACCTTCGATGCGCTGAAGAAGGTCACCTTCCGCCAGTCGACTCGCCTTCACGATGGCCAGCGGCAGTTCACTTATTCCGAAGAAAACGAGGCACGCGGCAATGTCACCCTGCCTGCGCGGATCATGCTGCTGCTGCCGATCTTCGAGGGACAGGACCCCGAGCGGATCATGGTGCGGGTGCGCTACCGGATCGAGGACGGCAGCCTGAAGTTCCAGTTCGACATCGCCGATCAGAAGCTGGTCGAGGATGAGGCGTTCCGCCGTTGCGAGGATGCTCTGGCCGTCGATGCGCCGTCCGGGCTGCTGATCCTTCGAGCCAGTCTCTGACGATGACGCGGATCGTGCTGCCATGGCCGCCGGCCGCGCTACAGCCCCACGCCAAGGGCAGCAGATGGCCGAAGATCAGGGCGACCAAGGCCTATCGGCAGCAGGCGTTCTGGCTGGCGAAGGCGGCGGGCGTTGCGGCTGATCCGGCCGCGATCCTGGTCGTGACCTATCACCCGCCGGATCGCGCCCGGCGGGACTGCCAGAACATGCACGGTCGCACAAAGGCGGCGATTGACGGCATCGCCGACGCCATGGGCTGCGACGACAACGGGTTTCGCGTCCGGTTTCCGGACAGCTTCGGCGCAGTCGTGAAGGGCGGCGCGATCATCGTGGAGGTTTCGGCATGAGCATCAGCGCCACAACCGGCTATCCGATCCTCAAGAGGCACCGCCCGCCGCCGTTCATGCTCACCCGCGTCTGCGCCGCATGCAAGCATTTCTGGGGGCCGACAAAAACCGGACCCGGCGAGTGCCGCAAGCTGCTGGCGCTGACTTATGGCAGAGACAGCGCGCGGGACTGCGGGCATTGGACGCGGCGCATGGCCGGGGTTGATCCGGTGCCGTTTGGCGTGGCACCACGGGTCGATCCGGTCGCTGCACCACCGCCGCCACCGCCGCCACCGCCGCCGCCGCCGCCACCCGCCAAGGTCAAGGTTGCCCCGCCGCCGCGTGCGCCAATGGCCCCAGCGCCGCCGAACCGGAGCGCCGCCGATGCGCGCCGCGATCAGGTGGCCGCCCTCGCGCGATCCGGCATGGCAGGCCCGGCCATTGCCGCCGCCCTCGGGTTGTCCATCAGGACGGTCTGGAGTGACGCAGCCGCGCGTAGGGTGTCGCTGGGCGGCAGCGGCGGGCCGTCGCGGCGCGCCGAGGTCTATGCGCTGGCCAAGAAGGGCCTCACCGGTGCGCAGATCGCGCGGGAACTCGGCATGTCGCGTAGCGGTGTGTCCCGTCATCTCGCAACATGGCGGGCTGGCAAATGACCACCATCCGCCAAATCCAGATCGCCGTTGCCAATCGTTACGACATGTCCGTTGCGGAGATGATCGGGCCGTGCCGGGACAGGCGGCATTTCATCCCCCGCGCGATTGCAATCCGGCTGGCGCGCGAACTGACGGACGCCAGCTTGCCGCAACTCGGCACTGCATTCGGCGGCCGGGATCACACCACGATCATGTGGAGCATTCGCCGCGAATTGCCGGAGACGGATTGGGAAATACTCATTTCCGTCTACAATCAATTTTCGGAGTTGCCGCAATTCAAGAGTTGCAGGGTATGAGTCTCCCCTACTTTCCGATGTATCCGTCCGATTTCGAGGCCAAGACCTCGCATCTGACGCTATTGGAGGACGGGGCATATAACAGACTCCTGCGGCTATGCTGGATGACGCCCGGTTGCTCAATCCCGGCAGACGAAGCCTGGATCATGCGCCGGGTTCGCGCGCGCGACGAGGCGGAAATCGACGCAGTGCGGACAGTCCTGGGAGAGTTTTTCCGGGTCATCAAGGGACGCTATAGCAATGCTAGGCTGACCCGCGAATTTATCGCCGCGACAGAGGCCCATGAAAAGAGAAAAAAGGCGGGGTCGAAGGGCGGCCTCTCCAAGTCGCTGAAAACTAATGAGTCTGGCCCTAGCAATGCTATAGCAAAGCCCAAGCAACCAGAACCAGAACCAGAACAAGAACCAGAGAAGAAAGAAGAAGACACTAGCGTGTCTTCCAAGAAAGAGCGCGGCAGCAGGCTTCCAGACGATTGGGTGCTGCCGAGGGATTGGGGCGAGTGGGCCGTCGAGCAGGGCCTGGAGCCGGCTGCCGTCCACGCCGATGCCGAGAGGTTCCGGGATTACTGGATCGCCAAGGCTGGCCGCGAAGCAACCAAGCTGAATTGGCAGGCGACATGGCGAAACTGGATCAGATCGTCAATTGAGAGAAACCCGAGAAAGGCGAAATCGAATGCCGTCAGCGATGCGAAAAGAATTGCAGACATCTACCGAAGCAAGCGCGGAATGGATTGCGGGCCGGATCAGGGTGTTGCTGTCCCATTACTATCTGCCGGACGATGACCGCAATATTCTCGATGCCGCAATGGTCGATTGGATCGAAGCGCTCGACGGATTCAGCGCCGCGCAGATCGAGGCCGCATGCCAGCGTCACATTCGGGACGGACGGTTCCGGCCGTCGCCAGCCCGCATTCGCGAACTCTGCGAACAGCGCGCCGCCAAAACCGGGACGGGCGACAAGATGGCGCTGAGCCGGTCCGAACTGGCCCTGCTTGAAGACACGATCCTGCCCACCGCCCGCCGCTGGCTGACAATTCCGGGACTGGACGAACATGGGCGCAAGACGCTCGAATACTGGGGCGAAGCATGAACCACCTCGCTACCCATCTGGCGCCGGGGATCGTTCGCGAAGAACGCATCGGCGGCCAGCGGCTGATCCTGGGGGACTCGCGGTTGATCGTGCCGACATTGCCGAAGCCGGACGCAATTGTTGCTGATCCGCCATACGGGATCAGCATCACGAAAAGCAACCGCCTCGCCGTGAGCCGAGGCATGGGGGGCAAGGCGTGGGACGACCATCCGGCCGATATGGCACCCCTGCTGGCGCTGAACTGCAAGATGATCGTTTGGGGTGGAAACTATTTTGACTTGCCGCCCTGCCGCGCGCCGCTGGTCTGGGACAAGAACAACGCGGGCCGGGATTTCGCTGATTTCGAGATGGCGTGGACCAACCTCGACATGGTGGCGCGCCGCATCGTGTTTCGCCCGATGAACATGGATGGCGGGAAGCTGCACCCGACGCAGAAGCCTATCGCGGTCATAGAGTGGTGCCTCGGCTTCCTGCCCGATGCCGTCACCATCCTCGATCCCTTCCTCGGCTCAGGCACCACGCTCGTCGCCTGCCAGCGCCTTGGCCGCATGGGCACCGGCATCGAGATCGACCCCGACTATTTCGACATCGCCTGCCGCCGCGTCGATGAGGCCACCCGCCAACCGGACCTGTTCGTCGAGATGCCCGCGAAGCCATCCGCCCAGGAGCCGCTGCTATGAACCATCTCGCCGATGTGTTCCGGGCTGGTCGCTGCCTCCGCTGGCACACCGACCCGCGCCTCTCCGGGACGCTTGATCGGCTCGACGGGCATCAGGGCCGTGTCGCGCGGCTGCTGCTGGCGCTGCACCCGGACCCGAGCGCCGCCCTCCTGCGCGCCGCCCTGACGCATGACGACGGCGAGACGGCAACCGGCGACGTGCCGCGCCGCGTCAAGGACGCCATGCCGCATGTCGCGCTGGAATGGCTGGAAGCCGCGGAGGCCGCGCAACGCGCCCGGATCTGGCGTCCCGGCGGCGGGCTGACCGAAAAGGAAGAACGATGGCTCGACTTCGCCGACGCGCTCGACGCGCTGATGTGGGCGGCGCACCACGATCCGGCCTCGATGTCCGCGCCACGCTGGCAGGTTGAAATCACCCGGCTCGGCATCGTCGGGTATGCGCTGGGCATCGACCTGGAGATTCCGGCGCTGGTGCAGGAGTTGGGGCTGTGATCGGCATGACGCTCTGCTCCGGGATCGGCGCTCCGGAAATGGCCGCGCCCTGGATCGACTGGCGTCTTGCATCGGAAATCGAGGCGTTCCCGCGCGCCGTCCTGCAACATCGTTTCGGATACCGGACGCCGACCGGTCACAATCAGGGCGATCCCCTGCTCTGGGCCGACATGACCGAGGTGACGCCCGAGCTGCTGCGCCAGCGCGGAATCCCGCTGCCGGAAATCATCGTCGCCGGGACGCCGTGCCAAGCCTTCTCTGTCGCCGGGCTGCGGCAGGGCCTCGAAGACCCGCGCGGAAACCTGACCCTCGCATTCGTGGAGATACTTCATGCAATCGTCGCTGCTCGACCTGATGGAAAACTCATTGCCGTCTGGGAAAACGTCCCCGGCGTCCTCTCCGACAACGGAAACGCCTTTGGGTGCTTCCTGGGAGGGCTTGTCGGGGCAGTGGATGCCTTGCGACCGCCAGGAGACGGACGCTGGCCCGGTGAGGGTATGGTGCAGGGGCCAAGGGCACGGGCTGCATGGTGCATTCTCGACGCCCAATGGTTCGGAGTGGCGCAGCGGCGCCGTCGCGTGTTCGTTGTCGTCGATTTTGGAGGCGCGGTCGATCCCGCGGCGGTTCTTCTTGAGCCCGACCGCCTGCGCGGGGATTCTCCGCCGCGCCGGGAAACGCGGCAAGGAGCTGCCGCCGGCAATGCACAGGGCGCTGGCGTCGGTGGCGATGAAATAGCCTTCGACACCTATAATCAGGATTGCGGACCCGTCACGCATACCCTGCGCGCGCAGTCTGCAATGGGCGATGCGATCCCTGCAATAATAGCCAGCATGGGCGACGTTGCCCATTGCCTCAACACCGCCGGCGCAATGGGTCGCTTCGACCGGGAGAGCGAGACGTTTATTCCGGTCGCCCATGCCCTGCGCGGCGAGGGCTTCGACGCCAGCGAGGACGGCACCGGGCGCGGGACGCCGATCGTGCCAGTGGTGGCGGGGACAATGAAATCCTGCGCTCAATCCGGCGGGTTCTCGAATAGCGCAGATCACGCGGCGGCGGGGTATATGATCCCGGTGGTAACTCCGATTGATATGCGTCAAGCCAGCCGTGGCGCGACCATGACAAACAACCGGCGCGAGGGTTCGTCTGGCGGGGCCCCTGGGACAGGCGTTGGTGCGCCGGGCGATCCTTCCCCGTCACTTTCGACTTCGCACGTTCCGGCAATCTCATTCTCATCCAAAGACTACGGCGGCGATGCACTATCGGACCTGTCGCCGACACTTCGGGCCGGAACGCATGACGGCAGCCATGCCAATGCCGGGGTGCCGCCAGCGATTGCCATTCAGGAGCGCGCGGTCAGTGAAAACCCGAAGGCCGGGCCGCAAGGAAAGGGGTATCAGGCGGAACTGGCCTACACGCTTGAAGCGCGAAACAAGGTTCAGTCAGTTGCCACCGATTGGGCGGTGCGTCGGCTGACCCCAACAGAATGCCACCGGCTTCAGGGCTTTCCCGACGACCACTGCGACGTGCCGTGGCGCGGGAAGCCCGGCGCTCCGGACGGGCCGCAATACAAGGCTCTGGGAAACTCGATGGCCGTGCCGGTGATGCGCTGGATACTCGACCGGGTGCGGATCAGCGCCGCCGTCGCATCGCAACCGCAATCGCTATTCGATGGAGCCGCCGAATGATTCCCCGCCGCCTCTACGACGCAACCAACACCGCCAGCCCCAACGGCGAGGCGCACGCCCGGCACGTCTCGCTGCCCTGTGAGCCGTGGATGGAGCCAATCGCCCAGATGCCGCCGCGCCGCCCGACATGCGAGGTCTGCGGCTGTTCCGTCGGTGAGGGCAAGTCCCGCTGCGGCCTGCACGTCCGGTCGCGGCCCCACCACCAGAAAAAGCGAGGCCGCAATGGGCAAGGGTGACCGGCGACGGCAGCAGAAGGAGCGACCCATGGGAATCCCCGACCTCGACGTGAAGACGCCGGCCAAGCCGCATCGTAGCGGCGGCCGCTACGCCAAGCCGGCCGAGGACTTGAGCCGCACTGTCCTCGATGACCGCTGCCGCCGCTTTGGGCTCGCTGCGGGCGACTGGTCGCGCAAGGCCCTCACGGGGCCAGAGGCGGGCAGTCCGATCGGCATGGTCATGCTGCGCGAGTTGCCAAGCCATGAAGCCGTTGCGCGGCTCTGGTCCGTCTGGCAGGGGTTCTGCGCCGCCGAGCGGACCTACCGCGCCCGCTACATCGGCCAGACCGGCGATCCGAAGGGCGCGTCCCTGTCCATGGTCCCCGATGCCATGCAGGTCGACACCGGCCACACCATCGACATTCGCACCGCCGATCAGCGCGATCGCGATGCCGTCGCCGCATGGATGCGTTGGCGCGGCTATCTCGGGCACCTCGGCGCCCATGCGCAGTCCGCCATCTGCGACGCCGAGCGCGGCACTGGCCCTGCCATCTGGTGCGACCGCGCGCCGACCAAGCACGGGCTGTTCACGCTCGAGGCCCTGCTGGCATTGGCCGATGTGACCGAGAGGAAGGCGCGGAAGTGAAACGCTTGACACAAAACCCGGCCTACCGTAGCTATAATGCGAGAGCATCATGCGCCCCGGCAGAGAAATCCGCCGGGGCGTTTGCGTTCGTGATCGGCTGGAATGCGCGACGATGGCTTCAGCACAGCACAGCACCGCAGCATGGCAGAGGCTGCGCCTCCACATCCTCGAGCGTGACCTGTGGACCTGCCGCATGTGCGGCTGCCTGCTCCGTGAGGGCAGGACGGCACCGGATAGCGCGGCAGTGGACCACATCAGACCCGCAGAGCTGCGGCCCGATCTGTTCTGGGACGAGGGGAATCTGAGGGCATCCTGTCGATCGTGTCATGCCGTCGCGGATAGCATCGAGAAGCGGCTCGGCCCAGATGCCGACGCGATCGCAAGGGCCAAGATGGCATATCGGCCGATCGGAGCGGACGGTTATCCCGTAGGATAGCCATGCACAGGGCGCATGGCTCCGGGGGGGGTGGGACGAGTTGTGGAGCCTCAGCCGGGCAAGACCGACGCCCCCAAGCCTTATACACATCGCCATTTCAAAATTCGGGGCTGAGCTATGCCGAGACCGCATACCCCATTGGGCAAGGCGAAGCTGACGGGAGCAGCCGCGAACCATCCGGAGAGGTTCAGGAACCGCAAGGAGCCCGCGACGAGTGGACGTGGTGTTGGCGCGCCTCCGAAGCATCTTTCGGCCGCTGCTGCCCAATGCTGGAAGACGTTCGCGGACGAGCTTGGGTGGCTGGTGCATGAAGATCGGGCGGTCATGGAAGCGGCCTCTGTCGCTCGCGCCACGCTGGTGGATAGCCAGCGGTCGGGTGGCAGTCTGCCGGCATCGTTCTTCGCGACCTACAGGGCTTTTCTCGGGTCTCTCGGCGCAACGCCGGTGGATCGGACCAAAGTGCATCAGGGCGGCGCCGAGGAAGAGGACGATCCGTTCGCCGGGCTGGAAGCCCCGAAACAGTGACCTTCTGCGATCGGGCGACGGCTTATGCCGAGGCGGTCGTCGCGGGGAAAATCCCGGCCTGCAAGTTCGTCCGGCAGGCGTGCAAGCGGCAATTGGCTGACCTGGCTAAGCCGCCGGTCGGGTGCCGGTTCGACACGGCGGCAGCGGAGCGGGTCTGCACCTTCATCGAACTTTGCCCTCACATCAAAGGGCCGCTTGCCTCGCAGGGCCAGACCATCCAGCTTGAGCCGTGGCAGGTGTTCATTCTGACTACGGTGTTCGGCTGGCTCGATCGCAAGGGGCACAGGCGGTTCCGGCGGGTTTATATCGAGGTGCCGCGCGGAAACGGCAAGTCAGCTCTTTCTTCGCCTGTTGGGCTTTATATGCTGGCGCTGGACGGCGAAGAGGGCGCGGAGGTCTACAGCGCGGCGACGACGCGGGATCAGGCGCGGATCGTGTTCCGCATGGCGCAGGCGATGGCACGGAAGATGCCGCAATTCTGCCGGCGGTTTGGGGTAGAGGTTCCGGCGCAGTCCATCACGCAGCTTCGCAGCAACTCGACGTTTCAGGCGCTTTCGGCGGATGGGCATTCTCTGGATGGGCTGAACATCCACCTGGCGGTGATCGACGAGTTGCACGCGCACAAGACGCGGGACGTCTACGATGTGCTGGAAACAGGCCTCGGGAAGCGGCCGCAGTCGCTGCTTTGGGTCATCACCACGGCCGGGGCGAACAAGCACGGCATCTGCTACGAGGTTCGCGACTACGCGGTGAAGCTTCTGGCTGGATCGGTGAAGGACGCGGCGTCGGAATCGACCTTCGCTATCGTCTACACGATCGATGAAGGCGACGATCCGTTCGAAGAGGCAACGCTTCAGAAGGCTAACCCGAATTGGGGGATATCGGTTGACCCGACCGTGGTCATGCAGACCGCGGCAAAGGCTAAGCAGGTCTCGACGGCGCGGGCCAACTTCCTCACCAAGCACCTGGACGTGTGGGTTGATGCCAACTCGGCCCTGTTCGACACGGCGGCATGGCGGCGGTGTGAAGACAAGACGCTGGTGGAGGAAGCCTTCTCGGCCGACGAAAGCGTTACCGCGCTCGACTTGGCGTCCAAGATCGACATAGCGGCCAAGGTGAACCTCTACCGCAGGAGGATGCCGGACGGCTTCCACTTCTGGGTGTTCCCGAAGTTCTACCTGCCGCAGTCGGCGATCGAGGAAAGCCGGCATCCGATGTATCGGGGTTGGGAGATGCAGGGCGACCTGACGGCGACGGCCGGCGAGACGATCGACTTTGCGGTGATCGAGGACGAGATCAGGCTTGAGGTTCCGGGCCGCACGATCCGGGCAGTGGTCGCGGACCCGTGGCAGGCCAACTATCTGGTGACAAACCTTCAGCGAGACGGGCTGCCGGCGGAAGAGTTCCGGCAGATGGTCGCGAACATGAGCGAGGCGACGAAGACGCTGGATGCGCTGATGCGCGAGGGTCGGATTCACCACCCCGGCAATGCGGTCCTCAACTGGATGATCGGCAACGTGGTCGGTCATTATGACGCCAAAGAGAATGTCTACCCGCGCAAGGAATTGCCGGGAAACAAGATCGACGGCGCGGTGGCGCTGATCATGGCGCTCGGCTGGTTCCTGAAGGAGCAGGCGGAGGCGCCGCCGGAATATCAGTTCTTCACTCTCTAGGAGGTCCGCATGGATCGCGCCTACGCCACCCTTGAGATCAAGGGCATGGATGATTCCGGCACGATTACCGGGATCGCCAGCACACCCAGTGCTGATCGCATGGATGACATTGTTCTTCCGGATGGCGCTGTCTACAAGCTGCCGCTGCCGCTTCTGTGGCAGCACGATCATTCGGACCCGATTGGTGAGATCACTTCGGCCAAGGTAACGGCCAAGGGGATCGAGATCGTCGGCAAGGTGGTGCTCGGCGTCACGGATGAAATCGATCGTTACTGGAAGCTGCTGAAGGCCGGGCTTGTGCGCGGTCTGTCGATTGGCTTCCGAGGACTTGACGTTGAGCAGATCGAAGGATCGTGGGGCGTCCGCTTCAAGCGGTGGGAATGGCTGGAGTTGTCGGTCGTAACCATTCCCGCGAATGCCGAGGCGACCATCGCCACGGTCAAGGAATACGCAGCCAAGCCCGCCGCGACCGGCATTGGCAAGGCTGCGGCCACTCCCGGCGTCTCGGGAAAACCCATGAAACCCGTTTCCCTGAGGCCCAAGGAGGCCAAAACAATGAAAACCCTGTCTGAGCAGATCGCTGCCTTCGAGGCCAAGCGCGCTGCATCGCAAGCTCGCATGGAAGAGCTGCAGAATGCTGCGGTCGAACGCGGCGAAAGCAAGTCTGCCGAGGAAAAGGAGGAATTCCAGACCCTCAAGGCCGAAGTGGCCGAGATCGACTCCGAGCTGGCCGACCTTCGCGACCTGGAGAGAACCAAGGCCGCTGGCGCCAGGCCGGTGTCCGGTCAGAAGTCGGCGGATGGTTCGGCATCGCGCGAAGGGCTGGCCCCGGTGAAGGTCAAGGCCGCCAAGGCCGCGCCCGGCGTCGAGTTCGCCCGGCTGGCCCGCGTCAAGGCGCTCGCCAACATCGACCATGAATCGCCGCTGGCGATTGCCAAGGCGCTCTATGGCGAGGATTCCCCCGTCGTCGGCGTGCTCACGAAAGGCAACGTGGTCGCGGGTTCCTCGGTATCCGGCACGTGGGCGGCCGACCTGGTGGGGGCGGAGACTGCCGTCTATGCCGATTTTGCCGAATACCTGCAGCCGATGACCATCATCGGCAAGTTCGGCAGCGGTGGCATTCCGAGCCTGATGCGCATTCCGTTCCGCACGCCGCTGATCCTGGAGACGGGCGTTCCGACCGGCTACTGGGTCGGGGAAGGCAAGCCGAAGCCGGTCAGCGCCGGGGCCTACGATCGGACGACGCTGGACGAGCTGAAGTTGGCGGCAATCTCGGTAGTCACCGAGGAACTGCTGCGGAAATCGAGTCCGTCTGCCGACGCGCTGCTGCGGAACAGCCTTGCCCGCGCCGTGATTTCCACCATCGACGCGACGTTCATCGACCCGGCCGTTCCAGCGTCTTCGGGCGTTTCCCCGGCGTCGATCACCAACGGTGTGTCGGCCATTGCGTCGAGCGGCAATGATGCCGATGCGATCCGCGAGGACTTGCGGGCGCTCTGGGGGACGTTCATCGCTGCGAACAACCCGCCGACCAGCGCCGTCTACATCATGTCGTCGATGACGGCGCTGGCGCTTTCGCTGATGGTGAACCCGCTGGGCCAAGCCGAATTCCCCGGCATCACCATGGCCGGCGGCACGTTCCAGGGCATCCCCGTGATCACCTCGGAATACCTGTCGGCGGTCTCGGCGGGCGGCTTTGTCGTTCTGGCGAACGCCAGCGACATCTACTTCGGCGACGAAGGGGGCGTGAGTGTCGATATGTCGCGAGAGGCATCGCTGCAGATGCTGGACAACCCGACCAATGACACGGTGACGCCGACAGCGACGAGCATGGTTTCGATGTTCCAGACGAACTCGGTTGCGTTCCGCGCCGAGCGGATCCTGAACTGGAAGAAACGGCGCGCGTCGGCGGTGGCGGTCCTCGATGAAGTGAATTGGGGCATGCCGGCTGCGTCGGTCTGATTCTGACAACGGGCCGGGCGGGTGACTGCCCGGCCTTTTCATAGGAGGCCGCGATGAAACAGAACTACGGCGACCGCATGATGCGCGCGCGCGATCCGCGGTTTGCCAAGATCGCCGAGCGCATGGGCTACAAGCGCCGCGACATGGTGGCGGAAACGGCCGTCGACGAGACGGCGGCGCTCCGGGCCGAGTATGAGCGTGTGATCGGCAAGCGCCCGTTCATGGGCTGGGACGCGGCCAAGCTGCGCGAGAAGATCGAAGCATTTGCCAAGGGGTCCGAATGATGGCTGTGACACGCTCGCTTGATTCAACTTCGACCGGCAGCAAGCTCCGAGCCGTCACGCCGCACGTGAGCGACCCGCTTCCTGGCGGCCCTTGTCGCGCCCTTTATGTCGGCGGCTCTGGAAGCCTTGTCATCGTTGCATCGGGCGATGAAGACGCAGTCACATTGACGGCGGTTCCGGCCGGAATACTGGCTATCTCTGTTTCGCATGTGCGCGCCACGTCTACGGCAACCGGCATTGTGGCGATCTACTGAGCTATGCGCTTTCCCGCCCTGTTCCGCAGCAAGGCCATTGCCCCGGTCGCGCAATCGGCTGGCGCATGGTATCCTGTGTTTGAGTCATATGCGGGCGCGTGGCAGCAGAATGTCGTCGTTTCGCGCGATGCGGTGCTCGCCAACCCCTATATCTTCGCCTGCCAGACATTGATCGCCCGCGATATCGCCAAGCTGCGCGTGCGGTTGGTCGAGAAATCCGGGCGCATCTGGCGCGAGACGTCCAGCCCGGCATTCTCGCCGGTCCTGCGAAAGCCGAACCACTTCCAGACCCGCAACCAGTTCTGGGAAAGCTGGATGCTGTCCAAGCTTGGGCGCGGTAATGCCTATGTGCTGAAGCAGCGCGACAATCGCGGCATCGTGGTCGCGCTCTATGTGCTGGATCCGAACCGGGTGACGCCGCTGGTATCCGATGACGGGCAGGTCTTCTACGACCTTGCCGCCGACAACCTGCCGGGCCTGATGCAACAGGTTACGGTGCCGGCACGCGAAATAATTCATGACCGTTGGAATTGCCTTTATCACCCGCTTGTCGGGTTGTCGCCGATCTTCGCGAACGGGATCGCTGCAACGCAGGGCCTTCGCATTCAGGACAACTCCGCGACGTTCTTCTCGAATCAGTCGCGGCCGGGCGGGATTCTCACCGCGCCGGGCAAGATCAGCGACGACACGGCTGCGCGGCTGAAGGCGGCGTTTGACGCCAACTATTCCGGCGCGAACGCGGGCAAGATCGCTGTGGTCGGTGACGGCCTGACCTTCGCGCAGCTATCGGTCACTGCCGAGGATTCGCAGCTGGTCGAGCAACTGAAATGGACGGCTGAGGCGATTGCCGCGACCTACCACGTGCCGCTCTACAAGATCGGCGCCGGGCCGATCCCGACCGCTGGCAACGTCCAGACGCTCAATCTCGAATACTACAGCCAGTGCCTTCAGAGCCTGATCGAGGATGCCGAGACGTTGCTCGATGAAGGCCTCGGCCTTGATGGCTTCAGCGTCGGGACCGAGTTCGATACCGAAAACCTCCTGCGGATGGACAGCAAGACGCTGATGGAGACGCTGAAGTTGGCCGCCAGCATCATGTCTCCGAACGAGCAGCGCGAGCGGCTTGATCTTGGGCCGGTCAAAGGCGGAGAGGCTCCGCTGTCGCAGGAGCAGAACTGGTCTCTTGCCGATTTGGCTCAGCGCAGCATCTTGCCGGCGGCCCCCACGCAAGCTGAACCGTTGCAGCTTCCGGCACCGGAAGAAACCGATCTTCCGCCGGAGGCTGCCAAGGCGGTCTGGCGGGACTTATTGCGGGAAAAGGCGGCATGAAGCACGAAGAAATAGCGATGCTGGCCGCCGAAGTCGGTCCTGTGGTCCGCGAACTATTGGACAAGGCGACGGGACCGCTGATATCTCGAATTGCCGCTCTGGAAAAGCAGATCGCCGATGCCCCCACCCCGCGCGACGGCAAGGACGGCGCGCGCGGCGAGAAGGGCGAAGCCGGCGCGGATGGCAAGGACGGCGCGCCCGGTGAAAATGGCGCACCCGGTCGGGACGGGCTCGACGTGGCCGATCTGTTCAAGGCCGATGGTGGCCGTCTGATCGCGGTTCTGTCGGACGGACGGACGAAAGACCTCGGCCAGTTTGTCGGCAAGGACGGCGCGCCGGGTCGGGACGGTTTGGGGTTCGATGACATGACCCTGGAAGCCGATGAACATGGCCGCCCGGTGGCGAAGTTCTCGCGCGGTGACGAGACGAAGTCGATCACGCTCGCGGGCGTGTATCGCGGCGTCTACAAGGCCGAGGACGATTACCGCAAGGGCGATAGCGTGACCTTCGGCGGCAGTCTGTGGACCGCGCTGGAAGATACCGCAGACCGCCCGGACGGCGGCAAGGGCTGGCAACTCAGCGTCAAGAAGGGCCGCGACGGCAAGGACGGCGAGATGAAGGCCCCGCCCGAGCCGAAGCCGGTGAAGGTGGGCTGATGCCGGACCTCGTGACGCTTGAAGAGGTGAAGATCGCACTGCGCGTCTATCACGACGATGACGACGCAGACCTGACGCAGATCATCGCCGCCGCATCGGAGGAGGTGATCGCCTATCTCGACACGCGCGCCGACGCGATCCTCGATCTCGACAGCGCGGGCGAACTGACGAGCGGCAGCGTGGTGCCGGATCGCGTGAAGCGCGCCACCAAGATCGTCTGCCAGCACCTCTACGAAGGCGACGACACGATGAAGGGCCGCCCCGGTGGACTGCCCTACCGCGCCGAAATGCTGCTGTATCGCCTTGTCGATCCGCCTTGCGCCTGACTGGTGGCCCGCCTGGGAAGGCGAGACTCTGGTCATCGTGGCCTCCGGGCCGTCTGCCAAGACTGCGCCGCTTGAACTGGCGAAGGGCCGGGCGAAGGTGATCGCGATCAACACGAGCTGGCGGCTTTGCCCGTGGGCCGACATGCTGTTTGCCTGCGATTACAACTGGTGGCTGCGAACGGAAGGCTGGCAGGATTTCACGGGGCTGAAGCTGACGATCGACGCCAAGGCAGCGCGAAAATGGGGCCTTGGCTACGTTCATTGCATGAAGCCGGACGACCGGGTGTTTCTTGAGCCGAAGGGGACGGTCGGATGGGGCGGAAACAGCGGCTTTCATTGCGTTAATCTTGCGATCCAGTTCGGCGTGCGCCGGGTGCTACTGGTCGGATACGACATGACGCTTGACTACGGTCTGCATTGGCACGGGGCGCACCCGAGCGGGATGCACAACCCGAGGGCGGATAACGTAAGACGCTGGCGGCACGCGGTCGACAGCGCGGCGAAGGTGGCGGCGGCGCAGGGGGTGGAAGTGATCAACTGCAGCCCTAGTAGCGCATTGACGAAATACCCGAAGATGGGCTTCGCGGAGGCGCTGGGGTGCTGACCGTCGCCTGCGTCCTTCGGAGTGGGGGGATTTACACCCCCGAGTGGGTCGAGAAGTTGCAGCGCGGCGTTGAGATGCACTTGAGTCACAAGCATCGCTTCGTCTGCTTGTCCGATGTGGACGTGCCATGCGAGCGGATCGCTCTGGAAGATGATTGGCCGGGCTGGTGGTCGAAAATATGCCTGTGGCATCCCGCTGCCGGGTTGACCGGGCCGACGATCTATTTCGACCTTGACACTCTGATCGTCGGGTCGCTTGACGCCCTTGCGGCCTACCCGCACCGCTTCACGATGGCGCATGAGTTCTACCGCCCCGATCGCATGTGCAGCACGGCAATGGCATGGTCGGGGGATTGGTCGGAAATCTGGCAGCAGATGAAGGCCGATCCGGCGGCTGTCATTGCAGCCTACGACCGGCCGCGGAAGGACAAGCGGATCGGCGATCAGGCATTCATCGAGGATTGCCTCAGCGGGGCGAAGATCGACACCTTCCGCGATCTGTTCGGCGAGACGAGCATTGCCAGCTACAAGGTGCACTGCAAGCGGGGCATCCCGAGCGGGGCGGCGGCGGTTTCGTTCCACGGCCGTCCGAAGATGCACGAGGCCGGCGGTTGGGTGCAGAAGATGTGGGAATCGGCATGAGCGAGTTTGTGCAGCACGCCGGCTTCTGGTGGCCCGCCGACGACACGCATTGCCACTCGGTGATCCATGACGAGCTGGCCGATCTGGATGCCGCTCTGGCGCTGGTCCCCGGCCGCAAGGTGGCGGTTCAGGCCGGCGGCAATGTCGGGGTCTGGGCTGCGAAGCTGGCTCGCGAATTCGAGACGGTCATGACCTTCGAGCCAGTAGCGGAAAACTACCAGTGCCTTGTCAAGAACGTGCCGACCAACGTGCGATTCTGGCGGGTCGGGCTGGGCGACAAGCCCGGCAAGGTCGGGATGACCATAGTTCCTGGAAATGCCGGGGCGCATTACATCGGCGGGGCTGGCGAGATCGAGATCATCACGCTGGATAGCCTCGATCTTCCGGGTTGCGATTTCTTGTGCCTTGACGTCGAAGGCGCCGAGCCGCTGGCGCTGCACGGCGCGGCCGAAACGATCCGTAAGTTTCGTCCGGTGGTGATGATGGAAGAGAAAGGCTTGTCGGAACGCTACTTCGGCATCCGCCGCGGCGCCGCAGAGCGATGGCTGGTCCGTGAGCATGGCTATCGGGTGGCGATGAAGGTCCGCAAGGATTTGATCCTGGTGCCGGCATGAAGGCGGGCGATCTTTACCAGCGCGTTGCCTTCGACGCCCCGAAGGCAGTGCCTGACACGCATGGCGGAACGGAAGTCGGGTGGGACACCGACAACGCGGTAACGGCGCGGGCGCATTTTCTATACCTGCGCGGCGGCGAGACGGTTCAGGCGGCGCGGCTGCAAGGCAGGCAGCCTATCGTTGTCACGATCCGGAACAGTGAGGATGCTCGGTCGATCACGGCGGGCTGGAGAATGAGGGACATGAACGCCGGATCGCTCAACAGTGGTGACGTGTGGTCAGGCCCGACATTCAACGTCCGCACTGATCCAGTGCCGAGCGACGATCGGCGGTGGCTGGAAATCACGGTAGAGGGCGGGGTGGCGGTGTGATGTTGAAGAATGTCGTGTTTCAGGCAGATGACTTTGCCCGCAAGGCGGCGCTGATGGAAGCCGAACGCAACGCAATATGTCAGGACGTGGTGGCGATTGCCGTCCTTTATGCGGCTGCGCTTGCGGCGTTTCTCAAGTATCTGTTTTCCTGATGGGCAGTGCATCCGTCGATCTGCAAGACCTGATCTTTGCCAGACTGAAGGCGGATTCAGCGGTTGGCGCGATCCTCGGGGATCGCATTTACGACATGCCGCCCGGTGGCGCGGACTATCCACACATAACGTTCGGCCCGTCCGATTATGCGCCGGACGATCCTGATTGCATCAGCGGGAGAACTGAAACGCTGCAACTGGATATCTGGCACCGGGATCAGGGCAGGCTCTGGCCGTGTCGCAAGACGGTGGATGCCGTCAAGGATGCGCTGCACCTCTATACCGGCGCGCTGGCGACGGCCGCACTGGTTGAAATGCGGGTGACGCTGGCGCGGACGATGGCTGACCCGGACGGCATCACGGCGCACGGCGTTGTGCAGGTAGCGGCGCTGATCGAGGAAGCCTAAAACGGTTCGCAGGGTCCGAAGAAATCGACCGCCTTGAACTGGCCGTTGACGATCTTGCCGCCGAACATCTTGAACCCGACATAGCCGCCCATTCGGTTCTTGCCGTTGACTTCGCCGCAGACGCGCCGCTCGGATATGCCGTCTGTGGTCGTAATGTCGGAAGCGCGAACGTTACGGAATTGGGCGCTGCCTGGGTCGAAGAAGTCACGGGTCACGGTTGACTGGATCTGCGCCATTTGGGCTGCGGACAGGGCAATCGGTTTCGTTGCTGCGATGTTGGACATGACGCAGCCGCTCAGGAGAAACGCGGCGAATAGCAGTGTTTTCATCGGGGGCCTCGGAGGTTGAAATATGTGGGTTCGATTCACCGATGAATTCTGGTGGCGTGTCAAGCCGCAAGTGAAGATCAGATACCGCCCCGGCTCGGCGGTCAACGTTCGCCGCACATGCGGCGAAAGGGCAATCGCTGACGGCAAGGCTGTCGCGGCTGCGAATCCACGGGCAAAGCCCATCACCGCCGAAACCGGCAAAATCTAGGAACCCAAAATGTCCGCACCGAAAACCGCGCGCTTCGGCGCGATGATCATTTCCCTGTCCAACGGCGCATCGCCTCCCACGTTCACTGCGCCGTGCGGGTTCACGTCGAAGTCGCTGAGCCTGTCGAAGAACCTGTCCGAAGTTTCGATCCCCGACTGTGACGATCCCGACGCGCCGATCTGGCTGGGCCGTGATGTGCAGAGCCTGACCGCGAGCGTCACCGGTGAAGGCGTGCTTGCGGCGGAGGCGGTTCCGACTTGGCAGGATGCCTTCGACAGCACGGCCAGCGTCGAGGTGCAGGTCGAGATTACCTTTGCCACCGGCGTGCTGACCTACCAGGGCTTCATGCACCTTGAAAGCATGGAGATCACTGCCGAACAGGGCGGGCGGGTGCAGATGAGCATCTCGATGCAGTCGGACGGCGAACTCGTCGGAACGTGGGGAACCTGATGCGGGACGGGTCGGTCGAGTTCGAATGGGCGGGTTCGGCCCGCCTGTTCCGGCTTGGCTGGGGCGAACTGATCGCGCTGCAGGAACATTGCGATGCCGGGCCATATTACATTCTGGCGCGGATTGGGGCGGGTGGCTGGCGGGTCCGCGACTTGCTGCACACCATCCGCCTCGGGCTGATCGGTGGCGGCTATTCCGCGCCTGAGGCCCGCGCGCTGGTGGCGGAGCACGTCGAGGGCAATCCGCCGACGCAGAACGTGCTGGCGGCTCAGATCATACTCGCGGCGGCGTTGGTGGGGGCAGACGATGAGGCCCCCGGCAAGGAGCGGAAGTCATCGGATCGCCCAGCCGCCGAGCTTCGCAACGGCAAGATCAAGATCGCCGGCCTGTTCGGGGCCGGGGCCGCGATGGGGTTCACGCCCGACGATGTGAAGCGGTGTTCGGTGTGGGAATTCAGCGCGGCGCTGAGCGGTTACGTCGACGCCAACACGCCACCGGACAAGGGGCTTGCCGACGATGAGCGCGACAACCTATGGGAAATGGTCCAAGCCAGGATGGCAATGAACTGATGGCGGTCAAGAACCTCGACAAGTTGCTGCGCCGGTTCCATGCGTTGCCGGTTTCGATACAGACGGCCGCGCAATTGGCTCAGGACGAAATGGCGACGAAGATGGTTGCCGAAATGAAGGTGCTTGTCCCGGTTGATCAGGGCAAGTTGTCGGCGTCGATCCGCAAGGAACGTCGCGGGCCGATCAGTGTGGCGATTCTGGCGGGCGATGAGACGACTGAAGTTCAGGTCGGCGGCACCAAGCTGCAGAACGCTGCGCTGCAGGAATACGGCACCAAGAAGATGCCGGCCAACCCGTTCTTCGGCCCGGTGGTCAGGGTCAACCGGCAACTGGCGCAGCGGCGCATTCGGGCGGCCGCAGTCAAGGCGGCACGGGCGGAGTGGGGCGTATGAGCGATAAACCCCGCGGACAAGTCACGCTGCAATGGGCCGGCGGCGAGCATGAATTCCGCCTGACATGGGCGGCGCTGCGGTCGGTCGAGACGGCAACCGACATGGGTCCGCTGGCGCTGTTGGGGGCGTTGCAGGGCGGCACATGGCGGCTCGACCACGCTGCTACGGTGCTGCGGCACGGGCTGATCGGCGCCGGGATGGAGCCGCTTGAGGCGAAGTCGCTGCTGCTGAAAACCGCCGATATCTGCACTCCGGTTGAAATGGTGAAACCTGCAACGCTGGCACTGGCAGCGGCGCTGTTCGGGCTTTCGGATGACGTGAAGGACGCCGACAATGGCTGAACCTCTCGAATTCGAGGTGGACGTGCAGATCAAGAAACTGGTGCAGTCGCTTGCGCAGGCAGAGGCGCGGGTAAACAAAACCGCCACCCGCATCGACGCTGATTTCCGGCGCACCAATGCGCGAGTGTCGACCGGGGTTGCACAGTCTGCGGCGGGTTTCGCGCGGCTGGGACAGGTCACCGGCGCGCAACGGTTCGTGCTTCAAAACACCGCCAACCAGCTTGGTGATATCGCGGTGCAGCTGGAGACCGGCGCGTCTGCATCGCGGGTGTTCGGACAGCAGCTGCCGCAGATTCTGGGCGGATTCGGTGCGCTTGGCGGCACGCTAGGGCTGGTCGCGCCGCTGCTGGGCACGGTGGCGGCGCTTGGGATTCCGCTGGCGGCGATGTTCTTGGCGACGGGCAAGGGCGTCGAGGAAGCAGCGGTTAAGGTCGAGACGTTTCAGGAACGCCTGAGCGATGCGACGGCAGCGCTGGGGCGGGCAGAGGACGCCCTGCGGCTTGCGGCGGCCGGGGCGGCCGTCGACGTTGCGGCGCGCTATCACACGCTCAACGCCGAGATTCAGAAGCTGGTCGGCAGTCTGGCAGAGTTGGAAGTCTTTGGCGCAAGGCAGCAGGGCGACGAGCTGATCAGTGGCATCCTTCCGGGCCTCACGGCGTCGAAGGAGCAGCTCCAGCTGGCAACCGTGGAATATGACAAGCAACTCGCCCGGCTTGGAGAGATTTTCGGCCTGCAACAGGGCGTGGCGACAATGGATCAAAGCCGGTTCGATGCCTTGGAAAGGGAACGGATCGCCATTGAAGCGCAGTTGCGGGCCAGCGAAGGCTTGCGCGATGAATTGTCGAAGATCGGGGATGCGCTGAACCTTTTGCCAGAAGAGGCGGCCCGGTTCGCAGGACATATCATCGATGCGCAAGAGGCGATGAAGCGCGGCGACTTTGAAGCGGCGGCGGATGCGCTGAGGGCGGCGCAGGATTACGCCAGATCGCTGGGCTTCACGATCGAAGACGAGATAGTCCGAAACCTGATCCAGGCGGAGGACTTTACCCGGCAGACCGCGGCGCGAATGGGCGATGTGCAGATTGCCGCTGATGGCGTTGTCAGTTCGACCGCTGGCATAGTCGCTAACATCAGTTCGGCGGCGAACCAAGCCGCGCGGCTCGCCGGGAACTTGGCCGAATCCGCTAAAAACATCAACTTCGACGCCAGCGATCTGGCGCCGGCAACGTCGCCGCGGCCGCGCCCTGCCCCGGCCCTGATAGGCGAAGGCGGCGCCGTGGCGAGTGCCGGGGGCGGCAGAGGTGGCGGCGGTGGCGGCGGCGTCAACCCGCTTGTTGCCCAGCTGGAGACAATCCGCAGATCGCTGATGACGCAGGAACAAGTGGAACTCGAGTCGTTCGGAAAGCAGCAGGAACAATTGCAGGCGGCGCTGGAGCAGAAGCTGCTGACCCAGCAGGAATACAATGCGCTGATGGAAGATGCACAGCGCCAGCACCAGCAGAAGATGAGCAATCTGGAGCGGACGCAGCAAAACCAGCGTTTGTCGGCCTATGCCGGGGCGCTGGGCGATCTGTCGTCGCTTATGGAAACGAATAACAAGAAGCTGTTCGCGATCGGCAAGGCGGCGGCAATCGCCGAGGCGACGGTCAGCGGCTATCAGGCGGCGGTCGAGGCATGGCAGAAAGGCATGGAAATCGGCGGCCCGCCGGTTGCCGCGGCTTTCGCGGCGGCATCTATTGCCAAGACCGGGGCGCTGATTTCCAAGCTGGCATCATCCAGCATCGGCGGCGCGGGCGGCAATTCAGATACCGGCGGCGGGGCGGTCGCGCCAACGCAGGCCGGGACTTACCTCAACTTCACCTTCACCGGCGGCTATTCGACGCCGGAACAGATGGGGCGCTTCATGGTGGCGTCGCTCAATTCGGCGATCGAGAATGGCGCGACCATCCGCGGCGCGAGGATTGTCTGATGGGCGTTGTGATCCCGACAGGCTACGTCAAGCCCTATGGGGATCGTTCCTTGATGTGCGCCCGCATCCTGCACGCCGGCGTTTGGCTTGCGGGCGGCGCCGCGGCGGCGTCCACCACCGCGGCGGGATATTTTGCGGACGGCCCGCTGAACAGCCTGACCTATGAGCGGTGGAAGCCCGCGGCCGCGCCCGCGACCTACGAATACAACCACGGCAGCGCCGCGCAGTGCGACTGCGCCGGGATTGCGGCGCACCGGCTCGGGTCCGCCGGGGCGACGGTGGCGCTCCAGTATTACGATGCAACATGGATCACGATCGCCAGCGTCGCGCCGACCGACGATATGCCCGTCCTGTTCCTTTTCGCGCCGGTGACGGCGCAGCGGTGGCGCCTGTCGATCACGGGCGCCGCGGCCGAGGTTGGCGTATTCAAGCTGGGGATGGCCATGCAGATGCCGCAAACCGTCGATCCGGGGCACCAGCCGCTCAACCTGTCGCGGCAAGTTCAGCTGCGCACCAACCGTTCGGATACGGGCGAGACGCTGGGCCGATCTATCCAGCGCACGATGCTTGGCACGTCCTACCAGTGGCGCAACCTCGAGGACCAGTGGGTCCGGGACGTGTGGCGGCCGTTCCAGAGCGCGATCGCGGCCGAGCCGTTCTTCATGGCATGGCAGCCTGAAGTCTGGTCCGAGGTCGCGCTCTGCAGCGTCGATGAACTGCCGGTGCCGGTAGAAACCGGCGAGCGCACCCGGTCGCGTGTCCTGCAGGTCAGTGACGTGACCGACCCACGGGTGCGGGCGCTGTTCAGCGTCGAGATGAAGGTGCGTGCCCATGCCTGGGACTGAGGTCACGCCGGGGCGCGAGCCGGTCCAGTTTGTCGAGATCAGGCAACCGCTCTGTTCCCGGACGTTCGGGGTGGCGCCCTGCATGGCAACCGGCACCGCCGATCAGAAGTGCTACAACACCCGCAGGAGCTGCCGTGATCCTGCGAACTTCGCGCTGGGCGCGCCGCTGGCGCTGGTCTTCGGCCGGGGCGGGGTGGCGGAGCAGGGCGCTACCGGCGCGACCTACGTCTTTCCGGCGCTGCTTTCGGTGACGACCGCGCCGACGCGGATCAACCTTGCGGGCTCCAACCCGGACGCAAAGGGCATTGGCAACCGCGCTGTCTGCACGGTCACACTGGCAGATTTCCAACACACCGACAGGCTGGTTGACCCCTACGTGGCAGGGCGAAGCTGGAACCCGCTGGCGGCGGATCGTGGCACGTTCTGGACCCGATGGCTGGCGCGCAACCCCTATCGGCAGAACATCGAGATGATCGTGTATGACGGCTACGCGGGGCAGGCCCTGTCGGCGATGGTCAAGCGCACCTACTTCCTGCAGGACGCCAACCTCTCCGGCGACAAGATGACGATCACCGGCAAGGACGTTCTGGCACGCGTCGAGGATCGTAAGGCGCAGGCGCCGCTGGCATCGCCGGGGGTGCTGCAAACCGACATTGGTTTCGCCGCCACCAGCTTCGAGGCAACGAATGCGGTGCTTGCCGACTACCCCGCTACGGGGACGCTGCGGATCGGAAACGAGTGCATGACCTACGCCGGCCGCGCCACCACGGCGAACGGCGTGACCTTCACCGGCGTTGCGCGCGGCACCGACAACACGACTGCGGAGGACCATTCTGCCGAGGACGGGATACAGCTTTGCTTGCGGTGGCACCGGACGCCTCTGGTAGAGGTTTACGAGGAACTGCTGAGTGATTTTTCTGGCGTGGCGATGGCATGGCTTGACCTGGCTGGATGGAATGTCGAGGCGGATAACTACCTGTCGTTCTACGATCTGACCGGGCTGGTCACGGAGCCGACTGCGGTGGTGGACCTGCTGTCGGAGATACAGATTCAGACGGTCAGCTATCTCTGGTGGGATGAGCGGGTGGCGCTGGTGAAGCTGAAAGCGGTGCGCGGGATCGAGGAACTGCCGCCGCTGCTGACTGACGCAACCCACATCATCGAGGACGCCTTCGCGATATCCGAGAAGCCGCGCGAACGGGCCTCGCAGGTCTGGGTAAGCTGGGGCCAAGTTGACCCTACCAAGGGCGTTGAGGATATCGGAAACTATACTGCGACCAGCGTCTTTGCGGATATCGAAAGCGAAGCCGCGATCAAGTATGGCGAGCCGTCGATCCGCAAGGTATTCGCGCGGTTCCTGCCCGCCGGGGCACAGGCCGACACGACTGCATCGAAGATCATCACCCGCTATGTCGAGACGCCGAGCGAAGTGCAATTCGCGATGGATGCCAAGGACCGGCAATACTGGGTCGGGGACACGGTGCGGATCAGTCATTGGCGCGATGTGGATGTTTACGGGGCGCGGCGGGTCAGGACATGGACGATAGTCTCGGCAGAGGAAACCCTGCCGGGTGAGGTGGTGCAATACGGGGCGGAAGACACGACCCTTTCCGGGCGAATTGCTTTCATCATGGCGGGAGGCGCGGCGAACTATCCGGGGCCGTCGGCGCCATTCAAGAATGCCTACATCGGCGATGCCGCTGGCCTGCTGTCAGATGGCACCAATTGCGCGAGGATCAACTGAATGGCATGGACCGCAATCGCCAATGGCTCCATCGACCAGGACAGCCCGGTCACGCAACCGCTGATGACCGCCTATCGGGACAATCAGATCATGGCGGTCCAGATGGGCTGGGCGCCCTGGGACGTCTCCCAGCCGTCCGATACCACGGCCGGACCGATCTACGACTGGTCGGTGCTGGGTTCGGTGTCTTCTATCGAGACGCCGAGCTTCGTTGACAACTTCGAATATCGCATCATCGCCGATGCGGTCACGGTTTCGATTGGCGGCGGCGGAACGGGAGAACTGACGGTTTCGCTTTATGGCGCCACGGACGGGTATTCGGCGCCGGTAACAGTGACGCCAACCGCATCTGTTCTTGGGGTAATGGCTGAAATCCAAATGCCGCGAATGTCAACGCGGGTTCACTTTGTAGGGCAGGTGGCGGTCACATTCGGGTCGGCGCAGAAAGTCTCCAAGGCAAAGATCGCGACCGCCGTGGCGGGGACAATCACCGGCGGCAAGGTATGGTTGCAGCGCCGACGCGTGATTGTCTGATGCCGAAAGTGTTGGTGTTTTCGGACGGCGCGCCGATGGTCCGCGATATGACGTTCGACGAGATGACCGACGATCAGCGCCTCGATGTTGAGCGCGACGCGATGGTTGTGAGCCGGTTTCAGGCGCGCGCCGCCTTGATGGGGGCCGATCTGTTGGCTGCGACAGACGCGCTGGTGGCCGAGGCTGATGAATTGACCAAACTTGCATGGGCGGATGCCGGCACATTCGAGCGCCGCAGCCCAGCGATTGCATCACTCGGGGCGCAGCTGGGCCTGACCGATACGCAGATCGACGACCTGTTCCGCGCGGCTGCGCTGATCCACGCCTAGGACACCCGGAGAATTTACAATGGCTTTGACCACGTGCAACGTCACGGGGGCATTTGTGCTGCCCACCAGCATCGCGCATCTGAATGCTGTCGCGGTGTTCACGCTTTCGGCGCCGGACACAGATGGCGAAGTGCTGATCCCGCGTGAGGTGCGCTCGCCCCTTGGCGCCGGGGGCGAGTTGGAGGTAGACCTCTGGCCGAACGCGAGGGGAAGCGGAAATACCGTCTACCGTCTCCGGGTCGATCTGGCGGCAGATGCCAATGCGGGCCGCGTCGTTCAGGCGGTTGACTACGGCACGGTGTTTGTCCCGGACATTGCCAGCGTCGGCATTGACGACCTGCTGGAATCGCCGGTGCCGGTGCCGATGGATTCGGACACGCTGGCGGCGCAATATGCGCTGCTTTCCCGCGCATGGGCCGAAAGCGCAATCGCGCCTGGCGATCCAGGCACCAAGTCGGCAAAGACATGGGCTGGTATAGCGTCAGACGGTGCGGCGCAGACCCGCGCGGACGTTGTGGTGCGGATCGCGGGCGGGTGGGTGCCGACGAACGGCATCCAATACCTTATCGGCGGCCAGATCTACAAAGGCGCGACCGGCGCGACCTATATCGCGGATTTGCCGGGGCTGGTGCCGGTCAATCCGACGCCGGAACACCACGGCTGCGCCGGTGACTGGAACCCGGCCACGCAAACGGGGACGGACGACCAGACCCGTTTTGTCGAGTTCCTGACCTATCTCGCCGCGACGAATGAGAAGGGCAAGCTCGGGGCGAAGAAGAATTACCGCCTGACCGCGCCGATCGTTATCGCGCAGTTCGATCTGACCCTCGAAGGCGCCGGCCCGAACCAATCCATTCTGACGCTGGATCACACCAGCAAGATCGGCATCCAGAACCGCAGATCGGGCTGCACCTTCCAGAACTTCAAGCTCGAAGCGTCGGACGCCCGGAGGGCGGGCGCCGGGAAAACATCCATCGGCTTTCTGCTCTCGGATATCAGCGGCTCCGGCTCCGGCGCCTTCGCCAAAGTCGAGCACGTCCATGCCAGCGGGCATCCCGGTCACGGCATCATCAACGGTGCGGCGGCTGCGAATTTCACCCAGTGCATCACGTGGGACAACGGCGGGCACGGGTTGGCGCATGATGCCAGCGGCGTCTATACCGGGATCGTTGTTTCGGGTTATCCGGGCTGGTCGCGGTATACCCTGTGCCGCGCATCCGGTAATGGAGGCCACGGCTTCTGCATCGGGCACCCGGACGACGGTGTGGGCAGCATCCCCTATCGCATCCAGATGAACAACTGCGAGGCTTACGCCAATGCCACAGATGCCGCGGTGCGCCACGACACATCGCAGATTTATGTCATGGCGGTCGGAGGAACGCTGAGCGAGTGCAACGCCGAGTGCGGCGCCGGCAGCGGAATGACGCTGAGCGGCGCTTACCTGCGCATCATAAATGCGCGGTTCACAGACCCGAGCGGGGGTGCTCCGGTCGTCAAGATCAAGGACGGCACGACATATCCGACCCGCGATATCCTGATCGACACGATGTATGTCAACGGCGGCACTGTAGCGGTCGCAGTGGATATTTCAGGGGTCGCGTCACCGGAAACCAAGCAGCTGCGCATTGTCCAGCACAACACCACCAACATCACCGCTGCTGCCTCCGATCCGAGCAAATTCGCCGTTTACCAATTCGGATTGACACACAAGACGCTCTCGAAACTCTACGCGCCGAACCTGTATGCGGGCGGTTTCGAGGTCGGCCCGATCAGCGATTTCGCATCCTTTACACCGACACTTACAACCGTTGCCGCCGGGGATTTCAGCGTAGTGTTCTCGGCATCAAATGAGTGCCTTTATCGAAGGTTGGGGAAATACGCATACATGAAGCTGCGGCTGGTGTTCACGCCGACATTCACCACCGGCGGCGTGCTCCTGATCGGCAACCTGCCTTTCGCCCTCGAAAATACCCGCAATGCCAGGGATAACCTCCCTGTCTCGCAGTTCGAGAAGATCAAGACTGGGACCATGACGCAGTTAACCGTTCAACGGAACAATAGCACCACCCTTCGCGTCATTGGCAGCGGCCCGAACGCGGATGCCGTTACGCTGACCGCCGTCGATCATCTGACCAGCGGACAGCAATCCGTAATCCTGGCCGAGGGTTGGGTGGAAGTCGGATGACGCGCACTGATCTAATCGAAAAAATAAGGGCACTCAGATGACTGATAAATTGCCAAACTGGCTGAACCCGCAAGTCAGCATCGGAAACATCATCCAGGGCCTGATGCTTATTGTAGCGATTAGTATTGCGTGGGGATCGCTCAGGTCCGAACAGATCGCACAGTCGCGGCGGGTAGAAGCCCTTGAGCGGGCCACGGCAGAGCGCGAGCTGCGCATCCGCGGCGTCGAGATTTCGCAGGCAGGAACAGCGTCGGACGTGCGGTCGATTCAAGCAGGGATAGCGCGGATCGAGACCCTGCTCGATTCGCTGACAAAGCAGAGACAAGGGGGCCCGAACTGATGACCACCAAGGCACTGCTGGATTTCATAGCCGAGCACGAAAGCCGGGGCGACTACAACACCGTCTGGGGTGGCATCGCGGCAAGGCATCGGCCCAAGCGGCCGCTGACCACAATGACCATTGCCGAGGTGCTGGCGTGGCAGGACAGCATCGACCCCCTCTACCGCAGCGAGGCGGCGGGCAAGTATCAGATCATGGAGGACACGCTGCGCGGCCTCTATGTCGAAGCGGGCCTCGGGGCCAAGGCGCTGTTCGACGAGGACAATCAGGACCGGCTTGCCGAGGCGCTGCTCCGGCGGCGCGGGCTTGGCCTTTACCGCTCCGGGGCGATGACCGCCGAGGCATTTGCCAATTCGCTGGCGAAGGAATGGGCGTCGCTTCCGGTCGTCACCGGCAAGAAGAAGGGCCAGAGCTACTATTCCGGCGACGGGCTGAACAAGGCGCTGGTGAATGTCGAGCCGTTCCTGGCGGCGGTCCGGGCCGCGCGGGATGGCGCCCCGGCGCCCGTGGATCATGTCGCCCCGGCGCCGGTGCCGAGGAATTGGCTGGCGAAACTGATCGCGGCGATTGTCGCGTGGTTTGGAGGCAGGAAATGAAACCGGAGATGCAACAGGCAGAAGTGCCGCCGACGCTGCTTGCCCCGATCGTCCGCATCGTGTTGCGTGTGCTGGCGGGCTACCTGATCGGCAAGGGCGGCAATCAGGAAATCGCCGGGGTGCTGGTCGACGAGCAGACGGTCGGCATCGTGGTGCTGATCGTCAGCGAAAGCTGGTTTGCCATCTCGAAATGGCGCGGCTGGATGATGTGGCGGAGCTGGTGGAAATGACCGATCTGATCGTCATCGCCAGCATCGCCTGCGTGGTTATCATGCTGGTCGCGAGCCGATGATCCGGCTCTATCTTCTCGGCGGCATCGCGGCGGCTTTCGCGGCATCGGCCGGCTTTGGCTACGTCCAGACACAGAGGCTGCACCGGGCGCAAGACGCGCTGGCGGCGGCACGGGCATATACCACCACAACGAAGGCGATCTGCGATGCGCTATCTGATCCTCGCCCTTGGCTTGACCGCCTGCGTCCCGGTCAGTGACGCAGCACTCTGCGACGGGCTGTCCCGGCCGGTCGAGACGCTGCGCACCGCGCTGATCGACAATGCGGCGGCAGTCCCCGAGCCGGTCGGAGAGGCCGGGGCGGACGTGGTGACAGGCTTCAATGCGGGATGCCGCGTCATGGAGAAAATCTGATGTTCATCGGGATCGGGCTAGGTATCAATGCCATTCGGGCTGATGTTGCGGCGGCCGTCCTCACCCCGGTCAATACCGGCGCCCCGACCTTCTCGCCCACGACGGGCAAGATCGGCACATCGCACACGGCCAGCGGTGACACGTGGGATGCCTATGACGAGCGCGAATACCGGGTGCAGGTGGGGGGCGTCACCGTGTCCTCAAGCGCGACCTACACGCCGGTCGGCGGGGATGACGGCGAGTCGATGGTCGGGCAGGTCCGGGCACGCAACACCGGCGGCGCATGGTCTGCATGGGCTTCCACGGCGCCCCTGACCGTCACCTATCCTGTCGCCGTCGCGGCCGGCGCGCTGGCGGATCAATCCTACACGCAGGGCACCGGCGACCAGACCGTCAACGCGGCGACGGACTTCACCGGCGCGACTGGCGGCACATGGTCTGTCTCGGGCGGCGGCGCGTCGATCGACGGCAGCGGCGTCGTCACCATCCCGACCGACACGCTGCTGGCCGGAGTGACGGTGACTGTCACCTACACCAACTCGGGCGGCGTGGCCTCGAGCGCGTTCCAGGTCACGGTCGCGGCGGGCGCCGCTGTTCCCGCCGCGTTCACCACCGGCATGTGGACGGTCGAGGACCGAGCGACGACCGGGGAGCTTCGGGTTGCGATCAACGACCTGCCATCGGACGGCGGCTCTCCCATTACCACGATTGAATATCGGGTAAACAGCGGCTCGTGGGTGGATACCGGGTCCGCCCTTGGCGTGACCTTCATCATCGGCGGCCTCACCAATGCCGCATCGGCGTCCGTCGAACTGCGCGCAGTCAACGCCAATGGCGACGGCGCCGTCGGAACCGCGAGAACCGGAACACCGACACTCGGCAGCCGGATTTCGACCACATCTGTTTCCAGCTTCACTTATGCCGGTGTCACCGTAAACCTCTCGAAAGCCATGTCTGTCGGTTACTACCACGACGGGCACCCCTTCGTGATCCGTGAGGCATCCACCTCCATCACCAGCAGCAGCCCGGCTGCGCAACAGATCACTACCGGCGCATGGACCGACCTTCGGGACGGGGCTGTCAGCGGCGCGTCCTATTGGGTCAACGGCGCAATGTTCGACCCCTACCTGATCCCGAGGCCGGAAATTCCCGGCAATACCAAACAGGGGTTTTCCCGCTTTTTGCAGGCTTCCACCAGTGCGATCGGCTTGAGCAAGACCACGACCTTCGACGGCTCGCTCTGCGTCGATCCCGGCTATACCGGCGCTGCCGTGCCTATTCCGGCCACGGACACCACATGGGTCAAATCGGTTCACAAGACCGGCCAGACCACGCCGGACACACAGACCTTCGACAAGTTCATCGCGGTCCATTTCGTCTCGGAAGCCCCGTTTGTCGGCGCCTTCGCCCCCGCTCCGTGCGACCTCGACAAGACCCCGATCGCCTATGCGCAAGATCGCAACAAGGCCTGCCTCGGCACCGGCTTCACGCCTTCGACCTACATGCCGAGCCTCAGCACGGTGACGACGAACGAGTATATCCGATCCGACCTGTATCCGCTCTGGGGGCAGAGCGGCGAGGTAAACCGGCGCTACATGACCGGGCCGGATGATTATGCGGGCACCTCCGCCGGTTATGGAGTGCATTGGTCCGAATATATCGCGGCGCTCCAGGCGGAAGGCGCAAGCGCGGTATCGGATGCCGACTTCGACCGGGCCGTATCGCTGGCACTGGCCTTTCACGGCGTCCGGCGCCGCATGATCCACGAAGGCGACATTACCTCCAGCGACTTCACAAAGCCTGGCGGTGCGGGCCAGGCGGCGGGCTATGGCCTTCTGGGTTTCTTCCTCGGCTTCGCAATTCCGCCGCTCTATCCGCAAGCGATTCTCGCTGGCGGGAACGCCTTTGGCGCGCAGACCTTCTGGGTGGAAGCGTCACACGTTGGCGTCGCGACAAGGTGGCCCGGCAACCACTACGTCTACAACCAGACCTACCTGCCGGAGCAGATCGGGCTTCCCGAATGGACCGTGGAAACCTATGCGTTTTTCGCGGACAGCCAGATCGCGGCAGACTACCGCACCACGTCCGGCCCGGCGACATTCCCGGAAACGCTGGTCGCGATGCTGCTCAAGGCAGGACCGGGCGGGATCGACGGGTCGCAGGCCATCGCGCGATCCGGCGCCTATGACCTGACCAACCCCTTTGCGGCGTCGATGGCCTATATGGACCGGCAACGGACGTGGACGGACGTTCACGGATCGGTCGATCCCGTCAGATACACGCATCGCCCGTTCTATGACGACAGGCGGGATGACTGCCACATGCCCCGCTGGCATGGGCAGCCGGACCAGTTCATGCCGCGCAATGCAAATCTCTCCACGTATCTGACGGCAGGCAGTGGCAGCTTTTCCTGGAACCTCTCGACCGCCGCCCATGCGACTGAAACGATCCTCGAATACAGGGTGCAGTATTCGCTCGACGGAGTGCAATTCGTCGATGTGGACACGCAGGGCGTCAGCGGAACGCAGACGGGCCTGATCGCATCGCAGCTCTACTATGTCCGGTGGAAGCGGCGCTCGGCCTCGGGCTGGTCGCCCTGGTCGATGAATTTCAAGCAATTCTCGACCGACAGCGCGGGCAGGATGCTGGTCACGACGACAGGAACCAAGTCCGGCACGGTTACGAATACCGTGGCACCGATGCTCATGTCGAAGGTCTATCCACTGTGGAAAGGTTCCTATTTCGAGGAAGCTCCGGACGCACTGGACCTTGGAACGCCGATCTATATTGGGCGCGGCATGTGGACCGGAAACGTCACCGGGGGGCCGACCTATGCCGACCTGACATCCGCGACGGAAGGCGGCACCTATACCGCCGGGGCTGGCGCCATCGCGGCGGGGGCCTATGCCTCGTTTTATGATCCCGTCGCGGCGGATGCTGATCTTTGGCTCAAGGCCGATGTGACGCAGAACGGCGTGACGGCACGGAGCGGCGCCGTGCAGCTCGGCCACCTGCCTGCCATCCCGGCCGATACCATCGTCGACACCGCGTTCGGCTACAACTTCAAGCTGCTTTATCCCGACATCTGGACCTCCCTCGGCGCGGAGAGTTTCAATGTGTCGCAGGTGGTGCATCTGCCGGATTACACGCTCTACTCGACACCGGTTGACGATGACGACCCTGTGACACTGATCGCGTCCGGCATCGTCCTGGGTGAGAAAAGCGCCAAAAACGCCGCCCTCATTGCCGAGATCGGCACAGTCCGCCCGCTGACCATCGGCCAGACCTATGAGGTGACGGCGACAGTCCCGACAGACGTCCCCATGTCGGGCGGGGCGGCCCGTCCCTGGGCAGGGCCTCTGAAATGGCGCCTCGGCACGACGAAGAACGGCGTGGATTACCAGCCGCTGACCACTGAAACGGTGGATACGCACCCCATGCAGATCACGCTGACCGCAACATTCGTCGCCACAACGACGACCCTCTGGTTCGAGGCCTATGCGTCAACCTCAACGGGCGGAACGGCGGGCGGAAACCCGGCGTTGAACAGCCTCAAGGTGGTGAAGCTGTAGCATCACCACCGAAACGGATCGCCCAGTTCCCGGCACTTGCTGCAAAGCCGGTTATGCGCGCCCTCGCTAGGGAACAGCGCGCGACAGCACATGCAGGGCCGGCCACCATTCAGGGTTTCCCATTCCCTTTACAAGTCATTGATTCCGCTTATGCTGACTCAGGGTGGGTTTCCGATGCAAGGCCGCGAAGCTGCGTGAATTTCGCTTCCCTATCGGGGCCGCCAGTCGTCTCATAACGCTCTGTTATCGCGCGCCATTTTTACTGGTTTCCCATCCGGGTTTCCGATTTTCGTTCCCGGTCCGGTCCTGAGAGGATGCGGCGCTTGTCGGCTTTGCGGGCGTAGCGCTGGGCTTCGGCGATGGACTCGTGGCCGGTCCAGGCCATGATCTGATGCGCTGTAGCGCCGTGTTCGGCCAGGGTCGTGGCGCGGAACTTGCGCAGGACGTGGCGCAGCCGATGAGCACCCGCATCACCACCACCCCGCATGGTCCATCTGGTCGCGTTCCTCGGTGTCGGGCGCGGCCATGATCAGCAGGCAGGCCATGACCAGAGCGGCGAGGATGGAAGCGGCGACCAGTGCCGCGATGACCCAGACGGTCATGTCAGCCCACCCATCGTGAGCCACACGACCCAAAACAGGATCGCCAGCCAACCGACGATCCCGATCAGGGCCACAGGCGCGACCCACCAGCCCTGCGGCCAGCGCGGATCGCGGCCCTCGTCGCTCCATTCGGCGCGGTCCATCTCCTCTTCAGCGCTGCGGCGCTGCCATTCTCGCGCAATGGTCTGATCGTCGGGATAGGGCGACCGCGCCAGCACGAGGGCGGCGGTGGCCAGCACCTCGTCCGAAACGAGGTCCGGGCGGCGGAAGGCGGCGCGGGCATTGGCCAGCGGCGTCGCGATGGA